AAGCTGTTTGAGTCGGCGGATCCATCGACACTGCCGCATGAGCTGATGCACGTATTCGAGCGTACTCTCAATGATGAAGAGAAAGCAGCGTTTGATCATGCGTTTCGTGACACTAAAAAAGGGGAAGCGAGAAGCGAAGCGGCTGCGCGTGGGTTTGAAACCTATCTTAGTGAGGGTATCGCACCGACGAAAGCGCTGGAGGGTGTGTTCGAGAAGTTTAAAACGTGGCTGCGTGATCTGTGGGAGATGGTGTTTATGTCACCGGAGAACAAGTTTCAGATCAATGATCAGCAGCGTGCGTTTTATCGCGCCATGATGGGGGATAAAGAGGCGATCAAAAATGTTTTCGCTACTGTGGAATCCTCGAAGATCGAGCCGGACATGATCGCTTCCAAGATCCTCGATGAGATGCCTGAATCTTCAACGGTGACAAAGGGTGAGACGACGCAAGGGGGATTATTCGGGGCGAATGATGGGATCATTCAGCAGCCAAAACTCTTTTCCGATAAAACCGAAGTCGATACCCTCAAAGTTCCCGACGGGATCAAAGCAACGCCGCAAGAGTATCGCACGACGATCCGTGAGATGGCAAAGGGTGAGAGTCTCACCTATCCGTTCATCGCGGAACAGATCAAACGATCGAAAGGGTATGTGGAAGCGAAAGAGGAGGCGATCGTGCGGGGTGAGGCTCCCTCACTGTTTGCAGAACCGGAGCGCGCTGCATCACCGCTGCTAGAGGATGTGGGCGATAAGATCGGCGGGGCGCGTAAAGACGTATGGAAAGAGCGCGGGTTGCGGATCAGCGATTTGGAGAACATGAGTCTATCGGAGCAAGCGAAGTTCGTGACGAAAGATAACGTGCTGGGTAAACCCGATTATGTGAAGATCTCTGAGAGCGGGGTGGATGTCGAGAAGATCGCCCTCTATAAGATCATGCGTGATCGTACCGCTGCCAAACCATCGAAAGATACTGAGCAAGGACGCCGGATTTATGTCGAAGCGATGGGGACACTCAAAGAGGTGTTTGATGATTTCCTAAGCGGCAAGATCACGGCGAAGCAGATCCAAGATGAGATGATGCTGCGGGTAGGGTATGACACTACCAAAATTCCACGAGGGTACAAAGCGGATCTAACGCCGGAGCTAAAAGAGGCGCGCGAGAAGTTTTGGGCAATCTATAAGGGGAGAAGCTCGCCTCTCACCATATCTTATTCCGATAACGCGAAGATCCGTGACATGATCAGCAAAGGGTTTCCATCGATCGAGCCGTTCCGACGTTTTTACGATGTACTAGCGCTGGGTGTACGTGAGGATGGGTTAGTCAAATACGGGCTGCATGATCATGTCAAAGGGTATCGACGTCCTCTCAAAGACGCAAACGGCAAGGTGATGGAGTTTGAGACGAAAGAGGATGCGTTTACGAAAGCCAAAGAGCTGTATGCAGAGCGTATCAAACGGGGGGAAGATACCAAACCTCCGCTTCCGGTACGTCCTCATCTCGATTTTGTGAAGCGGATAGGGGATGATGTACGCGGCGCTAAGAGTGTCGGTGCGGATGATTTTATGAAGCAGTACGGATTTAGAGCGGTGGAGTTCGGGAACTGGGCGGCGAAAGATGAGCGGCAAAAGGTGATCGATCATGCCTATGATGCGCTGAGTGATCTCGCGCGTGTACTCAATATACCGGACAAGGCAGTGTCCGTTAATGGAAAGCTGGCGATGGCGTTCGGTGCGAGAGGAAAAAGCAAAGCGCTGGCGCATTATGAGCCGGATTATGTCGTTATCAACATGACGAAGATGAAAGGGGCTGGTGCGCTCGCTCATGAGTGGGGTCATGCACTCGATCATTATTTCGGTGAGATGCAGCGTAACGATACCGGACGGGTAATGCCGCGCGGTGCAAGCGGATGGGAATCTACCACGACGGTGGATCGCAGCAATATGCGTCCGGAGATGAAAGAGGCGTTCGAGAACGTGATGGGGGCGATCTTCCATAACGATGGAGACAAAGCGGGGGTGATCCGTCAATATGAGCTGCTGCTGGAGCAGCCAAACCTCCCTAAGATGAAATCAGAATGGGCGAAAGAGCGTTTGGCGCGATTACGAAACGCGGATTTTATCGGGATCGATGCGGGAGGTAAGCGTGTTGAATCTTCCGACTATTATAAACAAGCTGCTATCCTCGATGCCGGATCCAAAAAAGATTACTGGAAAGTTCCGACGGAGCTGTTCGCGAGAGCGTTTGAGGCGTATGTTTTCGATAAGCTACACGCCGATGGGAAACGGAGCGACTATCTCGTGCAAGGGGTAGGGGAGAAGATTTTTGCTGAGTGGTTCAAGGGTAATCCGTATCCGGCTGGGTTGGAGCGTCAGGCGATCAATATCGCGTTTGATCAGCTATTCAAGACGATGAAGCACGAGGTTATGAGCGATGGCAATGTACGTCTCTATCAAACGCAGCGTGCGCTCGATGGGATCAAGAAGATAGCGGAGGAGTGTTAAGATGGCGTGTGAACTAAAAAAGAAAAGCTGGGGCGATAAAGTCGATGGGCTGTTTGATCGTATGGGTGACGCGCTGAGTCGTGCGGATGAGAAACTCACCAAAGGGCTGAACAAAGCGACGGGTAAGAATTTTCGCAATCTCTTCGCGGTGCATGAGGTAGAGAAAGTTTTTAGCGAGTGGATCAGAGAGTTTCATATCCAGCGCAACGGGATCTATGAGAAAGCGAAAGAGACGCGCGATTTTCTCGCCGGTATGGATGAGGGTGATTCGCAAACGATTACGCGAGCGCTCAATGGGGATATCGATCCTAAGACATTATCCAAAGAGTTGCGCGGTGTGTATGATCAGCTGCGTAACATGATCGATGCCAATGCGAAAGAGCTGGTGGATCTCGGAGTACTCAAAGAGGAGAACGCGATCGCGGATTATCTCAAACGCTATTATAAAGAGTTCGAGGAGCGTCGCGGCGGTATGCGGATGTTTTTCGATAAGCGGTTCAAGGCGCGTAAAGATATGACGCTCGATGAGCGGCTCGCGGCGGGGATGATCGAGGATGCGAGTTTCGTCGTACCCAATACGATCGCGGAGCAGAAGATTCAAGCGCTCAAAGCGCGGATGCTCCAAGGGATCGCGCAGCGGTTCGCCAAAGATGAAGCAATCGATGGGTATGTGCGTGTCAGTGATGAGACGATGGGGGGCGGTGTCTATAAGTATGGTGCGCTCGCGGGTAAGTATGTACCCGAAGAGATCCTAAAAGCGCTCAATGAGGCGTCGCTCGTCAAAGAGCAGCTGGGGTTTTTGGAGAATGTGATCTTCCCGATCGTGGATCATATCAAGGTGAATGTGACGGTTAAAAATCCGGCTACCCATATCTATAATGTGGCGTCGAATGTGATGATGTCGTTTTTACATGGGGATATGATGGCGCTGGGGCGTGTTCTCACTATGGCGGCAAAGGATCGTGCCGGATTCGATGCGCTGGTAAGTGAAGCGAAAGCATACGGACTCAACACGCTCCTCGATGAGATGGAGGTTAAAACGGTATTCGATCCGAACAAGAAGATCAACGTGATTGTATCGATCCTCAAAAATCTCTATGCTACTGAGGACTCCAAGACCGGAAAGGCGATGAGAAAGGCGTATGAGTGGGAGGATAAGATCTTCAAGATCGCAGCGTTCGAGAGCAACATGAGAGCGATGCGTGAGGAGCTGGGGCGTGATCTGAGCGATGCGGAGAAGCGATCGGCGTTTAAAGATGCGAACGAGGCGTATGTCGATTATGATACACCTCTTCCGGCGATGGTGCGTGGAATGGATAAGGGTGGGATCTTTCCGTTTCTACACTATACATGGAAATCGACTCCGGTGGTACTCAAAGCGATCGCTAAAAATCCGATGCGGTTTGCACTGCTGCAAGCAGCGCTAATCGGCATGGGTGCGTCGGCGTGGTTTAGTGATGATGATGATTCGATCAAGCCTGAATGGGCAGCGGATCAAGCCAATCTCCTCGGTGCGAAAGAGTGGATCAATCTCGGTAATGGGTATTTTCTCAATGGCGGGCGTCTGATTCCGGCGGCTAAGATCGGCGGGCTGGATTTCCAAGGGGGGTTTGTCGGTGGTGCTATGAACATCGCTCAGGGGATGGATACGCTGGGGCATAAGTTCGTCGGGAAGTACGATGATGGTGTCGATGCAAACATCAAGCGTGTCTCGAAGCTCGCGGAGAGCTATGCGCCTCCACTCTCACCGATCGGGCGTTATGGGCAGCGTATCGGGAAGAAAGCGCTCGGTGATGGGAAAAAGAACAGCAGCACTGGTAAAGAGATGGAATACTCAGAGATCTTGCAGCAGCCGATCGGGTTGCGTCAGTTCGATCCCAAAGGTGAAGCGCAGAAGAAAGCGAAAGCGATCGAGAACACGTACAAGCATGATATCAAGGTGGGTATGAATGAGAGCGAAGCGGAGAAGAAGTATCGAGAAGCATCACAGGAACTCAAAGCGGAAGCCGCTAAGAGTGGAGTGGTCGGATTGAAGCTGGGGGACACGCCTCCGAAGAAGAAGCGAGAGGGCGCTGGGATCGGGCGGGTGAATATTATGCCGAGGTTGAAGTTATGATGGGATCAGATATTGCAAGAGATATGCAGCTTACAGCTTTGGGATTAGAGGGGGATTATATTCGATCAGCTTCCAAAACTGGTTTAGCTGCGCGTCCAATATATGATACGCGTGGGCATCAATCGGATGGATCAAATGGATATTATAAAGGCGGTAAGCTGCCGTGGCATCCTACATTTAGTAATGAGTCTCCATTTTCTACAAATAAATATCAGGGCGGGAAATGGTCGAAAGATTATAATGGTGATGGAAAAATACGTGATGTTTATACACCAAGTCTTGATATGATAAACAATGGAATGGATATTAAAAGACTAAATGATTATTTCAAGAGATCAGAGCCGGACGCGAATATAGTTTTTCCAGCTCCTAGATTGCAGCTTTAATTCGGTACGATCATCATCGCGATGATCGCCATCCCAAACACTAAAGCGCCAAAGAACCCATCCGATTTATGACGAAATACGGTAGAATACAGCAATGAGGCGCACGCGATATACACGATCGAGTATGCCGGATCGATGAAACCTATCACGAAAGGGATGATCCACGCATGGAGAACGCCTTTAGCTATCTGCCCGTAATCGTAATCCTCTTCGGAACTTATAAGATCATGACCGATGTGCGCTGGCGCGATCGGGTTAGTAAGTGGTTTTGACATTTTAGGCTCCTTTTAAAATCTGTTCGATCTCTTGCAGAGTCGCTTCTCTATGGCGCTCTGCTTTTCCTTTGTTCCATGCTTCAAAATACGGTATCGTGTATCCAAAATGTGTTTGTGGAGCTTCTTCCATTATGATCTTCATCATTTTTTTATCATGAACCGGAGCCATGATGCCTTTGTCGTATGCTGCACGACCGAGATCGTGCGCTTTTTTTATGAGTTCTTTTTTCATGCTGCTGATCCTTTCTCGCTCATCATTAGATCATTAAGAGCTTTCTTTATTCCATCTCTATACTCTGTTATAGCCATATTGTCGCAGTATTCCTCAAAGCTCATATCCATGTATAAACCGCTCTTCATATAATCCTCACGCCAATAGGCTTCCATTTTGTTTACATACGCTTGGGCTGCACCAAAGCTAACACCGTCTTGAAATTTCATCTCATCCCCTTTATGTTTCAATCTATAAACGGTAGTATGAATCATATAATATTAAAACAATATTAAATGATAGTATTTTAATAGTAATTTACACATATTTTACTATCTAATGCTATTAAAACGATATTTTTATGATATCATTTACTATTCTTTTTAGGAGGTTTGATATGATCATCACGGTGGCACATCAAAAAGGTGGAGTGGGGAAGAGTACGATCGCCAGCAATCTCGCGGTCGAGTTCTATAAAATCTATGGGGATAAGCTCACGGTAGTCGATCTCGATACGCAGCGATCACTCACGTACTTCAATAACATTCGTCGCTTCAATGATATACCGGAGCTTCCGATCGTGCAAGTGAACAGCGCGGAGGAGTTGGAGAAGTTACTCAAAGAGGATGATCGTGTGATCCTCATCGATGCGGGTGGGTTTGATAGCAAGATCAATCGCGTGGCGATGCTCTATGCGGATCGGATCATCACTCCGGTGAGCGATAGCAGCTTCGAGCTTGCTGGGTTAGGTATGTTTCGCGGGATCTTGCGAGAGCTGAGAGCTGCACGATCTGATCTTGTCGCTACTGTGCTACTCAATCGGGTGCATCAGTTCGCTGGAAAGAGTTTGGAGGAGATCTTTGATTTCGCCCGATCGAATCCGGAGTTTGACATTTTCGAGACGATCCTGAGAGATCGAGGGGAGTACAAACGTGCGACGGAAAACGGAAAGAACGTTGTGGAGCTTGTGAGCGACGGAAAAGCAGCGGGCGAGATACGAAATTTGATAGAGGAGTTAGAAAATGGCAAAGTTCAATGAGGATGCGATCGCTGCGGCGATCAATGGTGCAGCGCTGGAGAATAATACGGCAGCAGCTCCGGTGGTAGAGAAAGCGATCGAGGTGCAGAAGCAAACCATCGTGTATGATATCCCGAAAGAGTGGATCCATGCGGTGAAGAACAAAGCTCATGCTACTGTGGGAGGATATATGAAAGCAGCGCTACGAGAGAAGCTGGAGAGGGATGGGTTGTTATGAAAGCGTTAGAGATATTGCAAAGAAATCTAGCAAATATGTCAATTGCTAATCCAATGGAAAAACTTTCAATTAGTGGATATGAAGTCATAGCTGCAATTGCAGAACTTGAAGCACTGCAAGAACCTAAGACGTGTGATGGGTGTGTCCATGATGGTAAACACATTGCATTACATCCATGCTCATCATGCACTAGAGGTGCAGCAGTAGATTTTTATCAAGCGTATCCATCAAAAGGTGAAGAGTTCCGCGACAATATGTAATATTTCCGTTTTCCAGTCACATAAGCCCAGTGCATCGTTATGGTGTAGCTGGGCTTTTTGCGTTCTGCACTACTGGGCGTTCCGTCAAGCGCAAAGGCGGGGGTAGGGTTGCGGGTGGATCTTCTGCTGCTCCGCTCCTTTAAGCGCCAACACGTTGGGTAGAGACGACCCGATAGCGTAAACCAATGACGGTTGGGGGCAGGGTGCGGGGGTGAATGGAAAAAGTGTCCCGCCCCGCTCATCTTTTTAAGTTTCGGAGTATTGACGCTGAAACTTAAACGGATGGGGTAGTTTGGGTGCGGATCGGGTGGTTTGGAGCTGTGGGGGTAAGGTGTGGGGGTTTGGGGGTTGATCGTGACCATTTTGCCGAGGTCGGGAAGATGGTGCAGCAGATCACGCTCAAAAGTGTTTCATTTTGGAAAATGTTTCAATCTGTAAGGTATAGTGAAACGGAGTGCCTGAAATAGGGGATCGATGCGGATCGGTATTGTATCGGTTAAGCGTTCGTTTGATTGGAACAGTTTTGGGGGTGGATCGGGGTTGATTGGAGGGTATGGCTGCACGAAGAGGGGATATTTTTCCAGCGATATGGTTTGTCCGAGGATTTTCCCAAAAACAAAGGGGGGGGTATGGGATGATCGGCACGGGAGGCTTGGAAAAAAATCGTGCGTGTGTGGTAGGGGGGCAGTACCCCATCGCCCGCGCGTGGGCTATACTACGGTGCAGCAGTTTGCGCGCACCATTTTTCGGTTTTTGCCCCGCTGAGTTGTTCAGTAATCTTTAACAACTTCCGATTGGAAGTTAAAAACGCATTTTTTCCTACTGGCGCATTTTGCACGCGCAGCGCTTGAGATCATCGTGTTGGGGCTTGGAGTTTTGGATCTTGCGTGGCGTGTGGCGCGTTGGCGCTTATGGCTAATCCGGATAGATAGGTGTGGTGGTGTGAACCCAGCCGATATCCATAAAGAACCACAAGGCTGCACAAACGATCAAGAGGGTGGTAAATCCTATGGTGTTGGTGGAGAACTTGCTGCATGATCGGTTGATACACTCTTGCTCGATGGATCTTCCGATAGTGAATAAAACGATCAAAATCGCGAGAGATACCCACTGCATTATTTTTTCTTTGGTATAGGGTAGGGTGTCAGATCGGAGGGAGATTTTGGAACAATGTATTTTTTCCCATCCTCGTCTTGCACCATCTCTGTACCGGATGAAAAGCTCAACGGTATCATCGATCCTTGGTACTCTTGATAGGATTGGGCTGTTTCGGTGTTGAAGATAATCAGGGATCCGTCTTTTAGGTGTGACGTTTCCCATTTTGCGTTGGCGCTTAGTGCGATCATTGCGATTAGTATCAAAGCTCTCATCCGAGGTACTCCATGTTGTAGATAATTTGTCCTAGGATCTCGATCTCGTCGGGTTGGACTTCGTATTGCGGGTATTGTGGGTTGTCGCTTTTTATGATCAGCGATTTTGGGGCTTTGAATATCCGCTTTGCGTACACTTCACCCGAAAATTTTACCACAAAAATTTTGCCGTTGATCGGTATGCGTTGGCTCTTGTCCACAAAAATTACGTCACGGTCTTTTATGGTTGGATCCATGCTGTCACCGTTTACTCTCAGCGCTTCGATGTTTTTACTCATAACGTCCGGTACTAGGGAGCGATCGATTGTGATCAGCTCGTATTCGCAAAAATCACCGTTAAGGCATCCCATCCCAGCCGAAGCCGAAATATCAGGGAAAAATTTAACGGTTATTTTTTCTCCTAGATCATGATCATCATCGCATAATTTTAATTTTGGATTGATATTTTTTTCTCCGATTCCATAAAATAGCCATTCTAAATTAATATCAGTTTCTTTTACTGCATTTAGGATTTGATCGTATGGTAAAGATTCTGTTTTTCGTCTCGCATAAAAGGATTGCCCGCTCATACCTAAAATATGTGCTACTTTTTGAAACTCATCGACACTAAAAAACTCCATCAATCGCTCAATCACTAAAGAGAACGAATGTTTTGAAGCATCGCTAAAGGATTCTTTTACTATCATACTCATAACCTTTTAGTATCTGATTGTAATATATTTATATTATATCGACTATTTTAATAAAGAAAAGAGAGATTTGCGTGGTACACGAAAACATTAAGATATTTCGTATCGCCTCAAAACTTACCCAAAGCGATTTCGCGCAGCGGATCGGGGTGAGTCAAGAGACGATCTGCAACTGGGAGAGAGGGCGTACAAAACCCGATATCGGTCATGTTTTAACGATGGTTGAGATGGGCGCCAATATCGATTATTTGCTTTTTAGCAATGGATCTCCGCTGCAAAGGATAGCCTCATGAGCAAAATGGTTTCAGTCAATTACGTGATGGATCGGGATGGGCGTAGTCGCAAGTATTTCGAGAACTTGATGCGGAGTCAGCATAACCATGATCGGGTAAAAATGATCGATGGTAAGCTGATGGTGGATCCGGATTATGATGTCGGGATTCGGCATGAGGTGTATAACCTCTATCTCGAAGCGGAGCATTTGGCTAAAAATACCCATAAGCTCGCGGTGTATCTCTCTAAGTATTTGAGCGGATCGGAGACGAACGCTCTGTACCTGTATCTGCGTTATGCGTCGTTCAAACATTTCGAGAGGGCGAAATTGGTTAAGACGCTTTTGGAGCGTTTTATCCGTGAAAATTCTCTTTTTGGGGTGCAAGCGTGATCCTCCATACCACCATGACCGTCATGCTTGCATCGCCAAAAGGGAATTTGTTACGCTTCTGTCGTTTTGGGACGGATGTTACGCTTCTCTGTGGTACTAAGCAAACCTCGCAAAATATGGGTTTGTTACGATGTTACGCTTCGTTCCTCGTGTGTGCGTGTGCATAGGCGCACGTATGTGTGTGTACACGTAGTTTTATCCGTAACATCGTAACAACTCCGTACACGCTGGCATTTGCTTAGTACCATTTTTCTATTTTGTTACGCTTCTCTATCCGTAACAAAGAAATAAAAAGTAAAAAGTGTAAAGAAATAAAGAACTCAGAACATCCTATGAGGGAAACTGGTTCTAATAAAAAAAGAAGTTTGCAAAGAACTGACGCTACACGTAGTGGTCGGTCGTTTGGAGATTTCAGAAAAAAAAATAAAAGGAGAGGTCATGAGTGGTGGAAGCGAACGACGGGATGTTTTTAAGATAGCAAGGGGTGCGGATTTCGTTCCGTATGCGGAGACGTTTTTGGGGGTGGTGTTTAATGATCTGCGCGCACCGAAATGTCTGTGTCCGTTCCATGAGGACAAAGATCCTAGTTTCAGCGTAAAGGTTCGGGATAACTTCGGTAAATGTTTCAGCTGCGGAGAGAAAGCGAACATCATCGATTTTACCGCAAAGGTGATGGGGATTGCTCCGCTTGAAGCTGCGAATAAGATTGTGGAAGATTTAGCACTATGACCGATCAACAACGTGCCTATCATGAACGTCAAGAAGCTCTTAAAGCGGCGCAAGAGGTAATCGAGCAAAGCAGCGATGACGTCAAAGCAAAAGTTAAAGAGAGGTATGAGAAATGGCGAGTGTCGTTTGATCGGGTGATGAAGTCCAAACCAAGCGAGATCCAAAAACATTTTCCGAAATTATTTGAGGCTTCGGAAGAGATCGGGAAGTGTGCTGCGTCATTTATCGGGTGGAGCGATACCCATGAGTCGGTGGCGATTTATAATCACCATGAGGGTGTGTTTCATTATGAGAAAGTGCGTGAGAAGTTCCAATGGGCTGAGGATGAAAACAAAAACAAACTCCGAGATGAGAAAGGACACTGGATCCGTATCGGTCGTAGAGGCGGGGATAAGTGGATTGCCGGATACGGTGAGAAGTATGGAAATGCGTTTCCGATCGATCTGTTCCACCATATCGACAATTTTGGTACGGTAGTTGTCGCTGAGGGTGAGAAAGACGCGATCAATCTCAATCTCTATGGAGTACCGACGCTCACGATGGGGGGAGCGGGTATCGCATGGCGAGGTGATGCGCTGGAGCTGTTACGCGGTAGGGATGTCATCCTATGGTTTGATAATGACCGAGCAGGTCGTGATGGATCAATGGGTAGAGCGGATGAGAACGGAAAACGCAGCGGTGGACGGTTTGAGGAGATAGCAGCTGTTGCCTCATCGGTGACGCTGGTGGATTGGATACTGCTCGATCCTAATGCGGCAAACAAAGAGGATGCGTCGGATTATCTTATGAAGTTCGGGAACAGCGGTGCGGATGCGCTGATACAGAAACTCAAATACTGTGCGTATCGTCCGAAAGTTTCCCGCTCATGGATTGATGTAAGTATGGCTATGGCGCACAGTGTAACACCGCTACGAAGCGAACGGGATCAAGAGTTGGCGTTTGTGCTGGATCGGATCGTCGAAGCGATCAAGAGCGATAAAGAATCAAGTGCCTATCCGAAACTGCTGGAGCGGGCGAACGATATTATCCGCAAAGACGAAGCGAAATACAACGCCACCGAAGTGCTGCGTATAGCTCCGGCAAAACCCGAAGATCCCGAACAGCTTAAAAAGTGGGAAGCGGCGCAAGCGAAAGCTAATGCGGTGTTTAGCGATGCGGTGGAGGATGCGACGCTGCTTACCTATTTTAACCGTGTGATGCTGGGGGATCTGCGAAAGCACGTAACAAGCGATGTGGTGCTGCACTGGCAAGAGACGTTTGAAGCAATCGGAGTGAGTTTCGCCCGATACGGCAGCGGGTATCTGTACTGGTGCGGAACCCATTATGCGCGGGTAGAGACGTATCAGTTTGAGAATACGTTTAATCAGTTTCTCGAACTTACCCGCGTCAATATCAAACAGCGCTACAACGAGAACAGTTTTAAGAAACCCGCTAGGGACGGTATCCACTCAACGGCGTATCATATCAACGATTTGCGTGATCGATGGAAAGATTTTGCAGTGATCAATCACCAAAACGGGACGATCATCATCGATAGATCCGGAAACATCCAGCATAAAAATCATGATGTGAATGACGGGATGATGTATGTGCTTCCGTTTGGGTACAGCTCTGACGCGAAGATGCCGTTATTTCAAAAGTTTTTGGATCGGGTTATGCCGGATCAGTCGGTGCAGATGATACTCGCGGAGTATGCTGGGTATATGTTTCTCCCCGGATACGTCCAAAAGTTCCTCTATCTCTATGGAACGGGAGGGAATGGTAAATCGGTGTTTATCAAGATCATTGAGAGTTTACTCGATGAGGAGAGCGTATCGCACCTCGAAGTAATCAATATGTTCGATAAAGAGCTGGATGCGCTGAACGGAAAGCTGCTCAATGTCTCTACGGAGCTGGAGTCTAACGCAATGGTGAATAAGGGGCAGATATCGGTGATCAAAAAGATCGTCGCCGGAGAGCCGATACAGATCAACCCGAAGTTTGACGATTCGTATGTGCTGCGCCGTCCTCCGAAACTGATCATGTCGGGAAATGAAAAGCTCAAAGGGGGAGGGCTGAATGATGGATTAACACGCCGTATGATCCTCGTACCGTTTGAGCAGACAATCCCAGCCAATGAGATGGATGAGGATTTGGAGCGCAAGATTATCGAGAATGAGATGCCCGCGATTCTCAACTGGGCGATCGAGGGATTATTGCGTCTCGTCAAAAACAAATATAAGTTTACCAAGTCGCAAACGATCGAGGACTCTATGGAAGAGTACCGCGTCGAAACCGATCAGATCTACTCGTATATCAAAGAGTGTTTTGGGCAATACGAGGGGGCGGTATCAACCGAAGCGCATACGTTCCGCCGTGTGTACGATGTTAATCTCATCTATAACGAGCGCACCAAGATACCGACCTCGTATCTCTATATGCACTACGTTGAGTGGGCAAAAGAGATGGGGATCAATACGATGCAGCAACGCAATTTCATCACGAAACTGGGGGAAAAACTTAAAACAAAATCGGCGAATCACCGCGTAAGAGTGGTGCATATCAGCAAGGGGTATGCGTCGGGTGACTCACTCACTATGACGTATCCAACGGAGATGAAGCAGATGAAGTGTATCTGCGGATTTAGTGTCGTGAGTGATATCAAAATCAGTGTAAATGGGATGTCGCTTACACTGATGGAAACTATAATGCAAGGAGAATAGATGAAAATAGGTCATGTGTCAAAGAAGAGTTATAAAGCGGGTGAGGAGACGAAGAGTTATTTGGAGATGATTATCCGTCCTCCGATGATGGAGAGTGCTACGTTTACGGTATCACCGAATCGGGAGAAGAAGAATCCGAATGAGCCGGATTTTAATATTTGGTATTCGATCAATCGCAAGGGTGAGAGATATCCATCGACGAAAGTGGGGGCGCTGTGGAATAAGGTGTCCGATAAGGGGACGGAGTATAAAAACGGTCATGTCGAGTGTCCGGCTGTGATGGGTGGGAAACTGAATATCTCGGTGTTTGTCTCTATCGTGAACGAGGGTGAAGCGTGCGAATGGAGTCATGATGTACTGTGGAATCCTCCGAAGCCTCAGAGCAATGATAGCGCGTATGAGTATGGCGGCGGGTATGCGGCTCCGGTGGGTAAACCGACGGTTGTGGTTCAAGATGCCGATGGCAATGAGACTGTCATGGCAGAAGATGAAATTCCGTTTTAGAGGAGAGGGTTATGGAAGATGCGATTTTTGCGGTGATCGTCGTGGTTGCGGTGGTGGTGATGTTGTTTATCGGTGAGAAAAAGCGCGAATGGGGTGAGAATCCGCGTGATGCGAAATGGGGGAAGCGATGAGTGGAGAGTATCAAATGCCATGCCCGTATGGGTTTGATGGTGCAGCGGAGAAGATTGGAAATGGCGCCTCGTCACTTCCGACTGGTAGTGTGGATGATACCCTAAAACAGCGCGGGAATATCTATGGGGATTTTGGGGTGCAGTGCAGCACTGTGGGAGCTATCGTAAAGGCTATGGATTCGGCGTATGTCGATAATCAAAAAATTGATCGTAATAATGCTGTAATGGGCGGTAATGTACCGATGAATTTGATTGCTGAGTGGAACTATCTCGCGATCAAGCTCGCCCGTATCGCAGCGAATCCGGATTATACCGACTCATATCACGATCTTGCCGGATATGCGACACTCATGGAGCGTGAGAGATTGCCTAAGCCTCCTCCTGATCTTGTGGAAACTGGAGTTTAAGATGGCGCAGATCATTCCTATCGATGGCGGTTATGAGGTGTGGGATAAGGGGGTAATGGTGTACCGGTGTAAAAGTGTTTACGGTGCGAATCGATTTTTAAATAAGAGGCTTAAAAAATGATATTGACTCAAAATACACTTGTGCAGCTGGGGTTTAATAACCATCAAGCGGTATCCGTTATCCATAAGCTCGAAGCGCTCGGTGCTAAAAGCAAAATACAAAAACAGATCAATCACTATATGCGAAACGGAAAATCGATCGAGACGATTGTATTTGTCAAGACGATCAAGATAGAGAGTGCTATCAAAGCGCTCGCGATCTATTGTGCCAAAACACCGTATAGCTCGCGTGTCAATATCGATAAGTGGATGGGAGTGATGCAGATGCTCAAATCGTTGAAAGAGAGAAGTGCTGCATGATTACGTGGGCAAAGTATTGTGAGGACATGGAGCGGTTTAACCTCCAAAATCCTTATGCCGATGAGGATGCGTTTAATAGGGCGTATGGTGTCGATCGTGCGTATGAGCCTATGGTGATTACACCACGAAATCAAAAACGTCCTATGGCTGCAACGCTGGATAATCATACCAAAGAGGTGAAGCCAAAAAAGCCCAAAGCGGTGAAAAAACCGCAATGCAACAAAGCGCAGAACAAAGCCTATTACGAGAAACACAAAGATCGGATCAAGAGTACGGCGCTTGCCTATCACAATACGATGAAGAGCTATCCGACATGGATCGAGAAGAAGCGGGCGTATGCACGCGAATACAAACGAAATCGTTTACAGTCGTTAGTAAAGAATGGATGTGCAGCATGATCGAGATAGCGTATAACCAAGGGTATAAAGACAGAGATATGGAGCTTTGCTGTGGGTGATGGAATCGTTAATGAAAAAAACCGTATCAGCGATACCAAATACCTCTATGGTGTTGATATTGATGAGCTTCCGATCAATCCGGCGTATGAGATCGCAAAGCATAAAGAGCAGATAGCTAAAGGTAAAGAGCTGGTGGATAAGCTCTATGATCGTGCGAGTCGGATGCGCCGTCGGATCGTCGAGGTGAATGAGGCGATACGGTGGAATGAGCTTATGATCGAGCGTCTCAATAGGGAGAAAAAATGAGTGAGACATTAATGCCCGCTGCCTCGATGGATCCAAACCAAAAGCTGGCTTTGGATCTGTGGCTGGAGTCGGCGAATCTGTTTAATGATTTTAAACCTCTCACCGATCGCGAACTGTGCGAGAAGATGGCGGAGCGTGGGGTAGAGGTCGGAAAGAGTACGGTGGATCGGTGGCGGAAGAAGTTTAATTTCGAGGGGTTTTTACAGATGAAGATCTCGGCGTCGATCGTGGAGGATGCGGAGACGAGAGAGATGATCGAGAAAAGCTCCATCGATGTTGCTGTGAAAAAAACTACGGTCGATGTGCAGCGCAACGGGGAACTCACCTCGATGGCGTATGAGATCCTCGAACTCAAAATGAAACTGATCAAAAAAGAGTATGAGGCAACTCAGAGTATTTCGCTCGATAATGCGAAGTTTGCCAAGGATGTCGCTACTCTCACTGCCGGACGGGAAGATAAGCTGTTAGATCGTGCGGCGCTTATGGGTGCTGCGGAGCTGCTCAAAGCCGATGATATACGTGCGGCGCTTCGAGAGACGGTGATCGAGATCGATGATGGAACGGATATCTATGATGAGAAAGAGGATTTTGAATGAATATGAGCGCGCACGAACAGATCCGATTTGCGAAACTGATCGCGCCGAATATTTTTAAAAACAAAACTCCAGCGTTTCATGTCGAGGTGCTTAATTTTCTCAATATCAAACATGATCTCAAAGCGGTCGTTATGTTTCGCGGATCGGGTAAATCGACGCTACTGAATAAAATCCATATCGTGAGCCGGATCTTTTTCGATCGTGAGCCGTTTTCGATCATTGTGTCGGAAAATGCGAAGAAAGCGCAATCGTTTCTACGTGATATCAAGAGGATGATTATCCGTATGTCCGAGGCTGGGTATGATATCCGACGCGGGGATGTGTGGAACGATAACACGCTGGAGATCGTAACGGGCGGTGTGATGTGTCAGATATCGACATTCGGTAGCGGTGAAGATCCGCGTGGTTATGTGTCGGACAATAATCGTCCTACGTTTATCCTCGCCGATGATATCGAGAGCCGTGAGTCGGTGAAGTCACCCAAACAGCGCGAAAAGCTCGAAGAGTGGTTTTTTCAAGATTTACTCCCCGCTATGGATCCGGAGGGTGAGCTTTTGATCGTAGGAACGATCATGCACGAGGAACAGCTGCTCAGTAAGATCCTCAAAGATGAAGATTTTAAACATATCATTTTCAGCTGCTATGATGAGAATGGGGAGTCTCGCTGGAGAAGCCGTTTCCCTAAAGAGAGGCTGGAGAAGATTCGGCGGCGTTATGAGCGGCTGGGGCTGATCAATGCGTTTTATAATGAGTATTTATGTGTCCCTCAGAATGAGAAAACGAAACTGTTTAAACGCGAACTCTATCGCTATTATCATGAAGTGGAGTTTAGCAGCACTAATATCCAATCGTTTGTTATCGACAATGGGATGGATAAAGAGACGGTGTATTACAAAGAGCCTACCGCGATCATCAAAGAGGACGGCACAAAGATCTCAATCCTAAACACCTATCGCTATGCGACGATGGATTTGGCGAGTGATGGGAAAGATAGAACGGCGATCGTTACGGTGGCGTATGACTCCTCAGCGAATTGGTATATTCTCCCGATCGATGCGGGGAGATGGAACCCGTTTAAAAAATCGCTCAAAGCGATCAAGGTGCAGCGGGAGTTTACCCCGATCCGTTTCGGTATGGAAAAGGGTGGCGGGCTGAACGATTTTTTCTATACGCTGGATGTGGCACAAAAAACGACGGAGACATTTATCCCGCTCGATCCTCTGAGCCATGAGGGGATCGCTAAGAATATGCGGATCCAAAATCTGTTTCAATATTATGCTACCGGAAAGATACATCACTGCCGAAGCGATCCTCTCACAGTCGATCTCGAAGCGCAGCTGGGGGCGTTCAATCTCGATATCGAGAGCAACACGGATGATATCATCGATGCACTGGCGTATCAGGTGCGCTATGTGAGCGGAAGAAGTTTCGTCGATCCGTATGTGGATGATGAGTACAATGAGGGGGCGTGGGAGTAATATTAAAACAATAGTAAAATAATAGCAAACAATAGCAAAGTTTAAGATTTGTTTCACTATGATACCTTATTAATTGAAACATAGGAGACGGTCATGGTGGTGGGATATGTTCGGGTATCGACAATCAAACAAGATACAGAGAATCAAATGGGTGAGATATCTCGCTGGTGCGCGGCGCATGGTGTCAGTATGGATAGGGTAGTGTCTGAGACGATCAGCAGCCGTAAAAACCATCGTGAGATTTTTGCGCTCGTCGATGAGCTGAGTCTCGGTGATACGCTCGTCGTTACCGAACTCTCACGGCTCGCACGCTCTCTCAAAGAGATGCTGGGGATCATCGAGGATCTGATGGGTAAAAAAGTGCGGCTCGTGATCCTCAAAGAGGGGATCGATATCCATGATAATAATCCCGCCGGAAAACTCACGGTGAGTATCATCGCCTCGATCGCTGAGTTTGAGCGGAGCATGATATCGATGCGAACGCGTGAAGCGATCCAAACGAAACGGGATAACGGTATCTCGGTGGGGCGTATCGCGGGTAGCAAGAACAAAGAACATAAGCTCATGGGGAAAGAGAACAAGATACGAGAGTATCTCGATAAGGGTGTGAAGAAAGGGGAGATCGCGAAGATGCTCGGTGTTGGACGCGTGACGCTTTATCGTTTTTTGAGCGATATGGGGGTAGAATCCAATGACTAAGATCATGGAGGCGCCAATGAGCGGAAAACTCTATAAGCACAATCCCGTTATCCGTGGTCACATGACGGACGCCAGTGATCCATCGATCGCGGAAGATAATCAAAAGATCATCACCCTCGATGCGTTTGAGATCGATCTCTTTAATGCGCTGTACTTTTTCAGCCAGCAGCGGTTATGGAACAATAATCCCGATATGGCGGAGTATGAGATTGTGACGCTGCGATACTCGGATATCAAGAAGTTTTTGGGGATCCGGAGCAACGATTTTAAAATCATGGTGATCGCGGCGCTCTCACGGCTGCTTACGACGGAGATCGTGTTTAATTCGTACACGTTTGATAGCGGCAAGGTAGTAAAAAATCTGCACGTTCCGGCGATCTCTGCGTTTGCTGAGGAGGTGAATCTCGATGCGGATGCGTTTGAGGTGCATATCAATCCGATCATGACGCGGGCGATCTCTCAACACCAAAACAATTTTACGATCATCGATATGCGTAAAACAAGGCGCCTCACGAGCAAGTATGCCAAACGGCTCTATGAGTGGTTATCGTCTATGAAGCAGATCAATAAAAAGCTCCGTGTCAATTTGGAGACGATGAACAAAGTGTTGGGGATGGAGGAGGAGGATTTCAAGCGTGCGAACAAAGTGATCAAGAACTCTTATCCTCAGCTGTTTGAGCTGCTAAGTTTTACCTATGATTATGATCGACGATCCAAAGAGATTGTGTTTGATTTCTCCACTTCAAAAGGGGAGTAAAGTTTCCCGTAAACGGAACCTTTTTGCTCCCGTAAATGGCTCCTAACTTTCCCGTAAATGGAACTTTTGCTCCCGTAAATGGCTCCTAACTTTCCCGTAAACGGTACTTTTCTTCCCGTAAATGGCTCCATTTGACTTTTTTCACACTGTTTTTGATCCGATAAATGGGCGGTTTGCGCTCTTTTTATTCACACCCCTAAATACTTCTAAGTCTTTACTAAATAGAGTTAAATGCCATTCACATCCTGATCTCACATGGTGAAAACCGATCCTATCGTTATCGTACTCTTTGAAAAAGAAACTGCCCAAAGGGAATACGATGGCACAACTGGGAAAAAACGCGCAAAGGGATCTATCTCGTATCAATGATCTATTTTCACGACAAGAGTATTACCACGGTGAGTGGAAAATGTTTGAGGATTATTATCGCGGTAAGTACAGCGATAAACAGTGGAGACGGCTCAAAAAGACGAAACGCTCCAAACTCTTTATTCCGGTGATCCGAAATATCATCAATATCGTGAAGTCGATTTTTACCACCTCGTTTTTCTCGGCGGGGTGTCCGATCGAAGTGGGGTATATCGGCGGGAGCGATAAAGACAAAGCGAACGTGATCACCACAATCGTCAAATACTGGTACGACAAAGACAAACCGTACAAAGAGCTGGCGCGTGCGTTTTGGTCGGCGCTTACACTTCGGCTGGGGATTGTTATCTCGTATTGGGATGGATCGCGTATCGTGACGCGCGAAGTGTTCATCCGCGATATCGCGTTTGATTATGAGGCGAACAACATCGATGATATCGTCGATCTCGCGTATCGTCTCTATGAGTCGGGCAATACGATCCGTCAAAAGATCGAAAGCGGATTTTATAAGAAGATCACGGTGCAAGATTTTTTCGGGAATCGTCCGGAGGATTATACCTCGAAGCGCTATGAGGTCAAAGAGCTTATCAGCCGAAGCGGTGGAAATTGGAAGTGTCGGACGTTTGCGGATGGGAAGCTGCTGCGAAGTGTGGAGTTTGAGCGTAATCCGTTTCAGTATGGGTATGCGATCGATGATTATAAACACCAGTACGAGGATCTCGCCAAAAATCAGATCCTCGTTTATGGGATGAGCATGGTGAGTCTGCTCAAAGAGATCCAAGATGAGATCAATATCAAACGCAATCAGAAGAACGATATCCAAGAGGAGAAGATAACCCCCTCATGGATCGTGGATGAGACGGTTACGGTCAATCCGTTCGATCTCAAAAAAGGGGCTGGTACTCATGTCAAGGTATCGGGAAAACTGAGCGGGATGATGGTCAAACCGACGCCTAGTGAAGTGGATCTCAATAACGATCTCATGATGCTCACGAAACAAGATCTCGAAGATGCCAGCGGTGTGAATGGGATCATGCGCGGCGGAACCAGTGCGTCTGATCGACGAAGTGCTGCTGCGCTCTCGATCGTGAACGCGAACAGCTCTCCTCGTATCGAAGATATGATCCTCCTCATCTCCGATACGCTGTTTCATCATTGGGCTAAAAATTTCGTCTATCTCGCGATCAAGCATACGAGCGATGATCTGATCCATCGACTCACTGAGCGCAATGATTTCCCGATCGGTCGGATCGGTGAGAGAACGGCGGGGGATTATGATATCAAAATCAATTTTGGAAGCTCGATCAATAAAGAGGCGAAAGTCCAAGACATCATGGAGATCACTCAAATGCTGCTCCAAAACCCTAGAGCGAATCCGGCGGTGGTGGATGAGATGTTCAAAGAGATCATCACGATGAAGCTGGGTGAGAATACCAAGCTAGGGGATATTTTCATGGAGCAATCGGCGCTACTACCCGAAGAGAACCCCGATGAGATGCAAGAGGTTCCGCAAGAGGCAATGATCGATCCCGCAGAGGAGAGAGAGAAAGCGCTTATGGCTATGGGGGGCGTCTGAAAATTCGTCAAAAGTCGTCCTATGGGGGCGGTATAGTTTTTAATGATAAACCAAAATAGGGAGTTAGAGCATGGCTAAAGAGGAAAATTTGGGTGTGTTTGTCAAAAAACACCCAAGCGGCATGATGGAGACGGACAAGGGACATAAATTCTTTAAGGGGAATTTGGGAGACACTCTCATCCGTAATGGGCGTGAGTGCAGTGTGGTTCCTAAGTCTGCCACCGTGAAAGAGAGCAAAGAGGAAAAAGCGGCGCGTATCGCTGCTGAAAAAGAGGCTGCGGCGGAAGCTGCTCGTATAGAGGAACAGGAAGAGGCTGCTCGTATCGCAGCTGAGAGCGCAGCAAATGAGGGCGGTGAGTGATGTTTGGAATGAAGGCATTTTTTAGAATCCTGATGATGGCGTTTGTATGCCGGATGATGGAGGATGATGGAATGGGTGATGGTGTGGATGTCGGTGAGGGAGATACAGCCGTATCGTCTGAACCCTCGACACCTAATGTCTCTGATGCGGTGACGTTAAGCCGCGAAGAGTTGGCACAGCTTACGGCTCCGATGCAAGAGCTACTCCAAGAGCGCGCCGTGAACAATGCGGTCGCGGATATCAAAGGGCGTGTGTCGGATTTCAATCTCGATGCGGTGCATAACCACCTCAAAGAGATCCATAAAACAGATCCGGCGCGCGCCGAAGCACTGAACAATCCAAGCGGATGGGAACTGCTCTATAAAGCGGAGATCGCTCCTAAGAGTGTCTCTGCGGATGCGGTAAACAGCGGTCGGAATGTGGACGCGGAGGGTGGGCGTCAAGCGCTCATTAACCGCGTGAAACAAGGTGATGCCTCCGTTCACGAGCGGGCGAGCATTTTTGAAAAGTACCTGTAAGGAGGGAAACTAAATGGCTGATTTGATTACAAGTTTAGAGGCATACGGTCACGAGATCGATCTCTATAATGACATTAAGAACGTAGGTTGGGCTGAGACGCCTTTTATGAGTTCACTCAAAGATATGGCTCCATCGGCGCGCACTAACCCGTCGTTCGGTCATAAATGGATGTTTATGGATATCCCTGATGGTGCTGCGAACGCTCACCTAGAGGGTTCGGCGTCTGCGACTCCTGAGAAGTTCTTGCTCGGTGATGCAACCAACCACTATCAGATCTTCAAAAACACGTTTGGTGTTACCGGATCTGAGGATGCGGCTACGGGTATCGATAACAAAAAAGAGTTGGCGCGTCAAATGGATATGACACGTATCAAACACGCGAAATCGATCGAGATGGCGTTGGTAGGTGCTGTTGCTCCGGTTCAGCGCGGTGCTGCTGTTGCTGGTAAACTCGGTGGACTCAAACACTTTTTGACGGCGAATACCGATCTCGATCAAGCGATCGCGGCTGTTGGTCAATCTTTGACATGGCAGATGGTTCGTGATGTTTTGAAAACGGGCTTTTTGAAAGGGATCCCGTACACGCACATCATGATGAACGATGTTCAAAAAGATGCGCTCGATGATATATTGTTCTCAAAAACAACGAATCAGAATATGAGCAACACGAAGATCGACAACAATGTGACGATCATCGGAAACACGGCGTATGGTAACAACATCAAAGTTATCCTCAATCCGTTCTTGGCTGATGATGAGATCATCGCGTACAACCCTGAGTATGTGAATACGGTTATTTGGCGTCCGACGAAAGTCAAAGACGTTTCCAAAGACGTCGATGGTGTCACCAAAGAGATCATCACTGAGATGACACTACGTGTCGAGCATGAGTACGCAATCGCGCGTCTCAAAGGTTTGGCGGTTTAATCATGACGTATGGAGAGTTTAAAACCTTAATGACTACTATCAATCGTGCCGGAAGCGTTCTCGCGACCGGAATAGACACTATCGTGCATAAAGCGATTTGTGACGTAGCATTGGAGGCTAAACCTCTCCACCTCGTTACAGAGAACGTGGCGTATGAGCCGCTTCTTTTGTTAGTGGATCCCGCTTTTTTGCGTATGCCATCCAAACCGATCCAAGATGAGGATCTAATCGATATAGATGATGATCTTGTAACGGCAGTGGCGTATAAAACATGGGAGATCATAGAGATCAATAGAGATAACAAACTCTATTTCAAAAAAATGTGCATGGATGATATTAATTCGTATTTATGGAGAATCTATGAGTCTGCTATCAACCGACCTACTGAATAAAAGAGATGGAGGTTCATGCGCTGTTATAGAATCTATACCACAACCTACTATCCCATGTGGATTAGCTCCGAGCATTACTGATCTTAAAAATATGCTTTGGAGTGATCAGAGCAATGATCCAACCGGAGCGGCTGCTCTCAAACTTAATTTTAGCATTACGGCATTGCTACCTAATGAAACTCCAACGATCGCGTATGACACACTGACAGACACTATTAGTTTTGCTATTCCAAAAGGCGATAAAGGTGATACCGGAGATCAAGGAATCCAAGGCGTAGCCGGAGTCGATGGTATCGATGGGAAAAGTGTGTATGAAGTCGCGCTCGATAATGGGTTTGTCGGAACTGAAATAGAGTTTATCGCGTCACTAAAAGGTGTTAAAGGTGATACCGGAGATCAAGGGATACAAGGTATTCAAGGTGTTAAAGGTGATACCGGAGATCAAGGGATACAAGGTATTCAAGGTGTTAAAGGTGATACCGGAGATCAAGGGATACAAGGTATTCAAGGTATTAAAGGTGATACCGGAGATCAAGGGATACAAGGTATTCAAGG